AACTCCAACACAAAAACAAGTAGTGTCTGGCTTTGCTGGTATCGCTGCACAACGTTACATGGCTCCATCTGATAAGCAATCAACAATCATTGGTGCTGCTGACGTTTACCTTTCAGACTTTGGTACGATTTCTGTTGTTCCTAACAGATTCATTCCAGCTGATTCAGGTGACAGCGGTGAAGTAGCATTTGTACTTGATCCAGAAATGGCATCAGTTGCATACCTACGTCCATTTGCTACAAACGAATTAGCAAAATCTGGTGACGCTGACGTAACTCAACTTTTAGTAGAATACACACTAGAAGTTAAGAACGAAGCTGCTCACGCAATTATTGCTGACTTGGCAGAGTAGTAGAAGGTTTAATGGAGTTTCATCCATTACTGAATGCAGAGGTTGTAGGTCAAGCCTACACCTCTGTTATTCTTTTTATTGCGACATTTTAATATGACAAAACCTACAACATTTAGAACATCTGTAGCACACGATACAGATCAAGGTCTAGTGCTTGAAACTAGACAAGATATTACTGACATTATTGAAAATAATTTACAACAAAGAAAATTAACAGATAGACGCACTCGTTGGGGTGATGATGTATTTGATAATAAGATTGCATCTATTCCAATGACAGTTATTGATTCGCTAAACCATAAAGGTATTATGCGAGGTTTCCATATCGTTGACCAAAAACGATTTAAAGAATTCTTAAACAATCCAGATAACAGAGTATTTAGAACACGAGAGGGCAAAGTTTAATGGCTTTTACTAATTATACAGACTTGAAAGCTACGATAGCAGACTACCTTGCTCGTACTGATCTAACAACACAAATTCCAGACTTTATTCAGTTAGCAGAAAATAGATTAAGACGTGATCTTCGCACAAGATTTATGCTTAAAGTTGTCACTACTACAACAACAGCTGGTGACAAAACAGTTGCATTACCTAGTGACTTTTTATCAATGCGTGGATTATATTTACAAACTACACCAGTATCTACTATTGAATATTTAAGTAATCCAAGTTTTTTTACTAATGCTAGAACAACAGATTCTGGCGTACCTACAAAATACACAGTATTAGCAGCAGAGTTTCAATTTGCACCTATTCCAGATTCAGCATACACATTAAATATGCTTTATTATGCAGCACCTGCTTATTTAAGTTCATCAGTTTCATCTAATGTATTCTTGGCTAATTGCCCAGATCTATTATTATATGCAGCATTAGGTGAGGCAGAACCGTATCTTATGAATGACGCAAGAGTGCAAACTTGGGCTGCATTATACGATAGAGGTGTAAATTCATTAACAGCAGCAGATGATTCTAGTGAGTACACTGGTAATCTTTCAATTACAACAGCTTAAGGAAAAATTATGGCAGAAATGAGTAATTATTTAGAGAACGCTTTAATTAACGTAACTCTACGAGCAACATCTTACACAGCACCTACAACAGTTTATGTATCACTATGGACTTCAGACCCTACAGATGCAGGTAGTGGTACAGAAGTATCAGGTGGATCATACGCTAGAACAGCAGTCACATTTGCTGCACCTTCTAACGGTGTAACTACAAATAATGCTGACGTAACATTCCCAACAGCAACAGCTTCATGGGGCGTAGTAGGTTGGATTGGTATTAATGATGCTGCTACTTCAGGTAATCTTTTATATCATTCACCTTTAGACACATCTAAAACAATTGACTCTGGTGATATATTCAAAATCAGTACAGGCAATTTATCTGTGACGCTTTCGTAGTTATATAACCTAACGGAAACTTAAATATGGCTTTAGTTGTTAAAGATAGGGTGCAGGAAGTTTCTACTACTACAGGCACAGGTACGTTTACGCTTGCTGGTGCAGTATCTGGCTTTCAGTCATTCTCTGTTATAGGTGATGGTAATACTACTTACTATGCTATCGTAGGTGGTGCAGAGTTTGAGGTAGGTCTAGGTACATATACACTATCAGGCACTACTTTATCTCGTACTACTGTATTAGAGTCTAGCAATAGTGGTTCTCTAGTAAACTTTAGTGCAGGCACAAAGAATGTATTTGTAACTTATCCTGCTGAAAGAGCATTATATACAGACGCTAGTAGCAATGCTATTGCTTTAGGAACTCCTGCATCCGTTACACTTACAAATGGAACAGGGCTACCACTTACTACAGGCGTAACTGGCACACTTCCTATTGCCAATGGTGGCACAGGAACAACATCCACAACTTTTACAAACTTAACTACCAATGTAACAGGCACTCTTCCAGTAGCTAATGGCGGCACAGGTGCTACTACACTTACTGGTGTATTAAAGGGTAATGGTACTTCTGCATTTACAGCAGCTACAGCAGGAACTGATTATGGTGCACCAGCAACAGCTTCTACATGGTCTGCTTCACAAAGAGGCACAGTTACTACAGATAATGATTTATCTTTTGATATGTCAGTTACAAATAACTTTAAATGCACACCAGCAGCATTAGGTACATTAACATTTACTAACATTACATCTGGTCAATCAGGTTTTGTATTACTAGTTAATACTAGTGGATATGCAATTAGTGCAGCAGCTACAACTAAAGTATCATCTTCTGCTTTAGCGGTTATTTCTACTGCTGGAACATATTTACTTTCTTATTTTTCAGACGGTACTAATGTATTTGTCACAAATTCTGGAGCTTTAGCTTAATGAGTTTATTGCCAGTTGGTTCTGCTGAATCTAGTGGATATGACATTAATAACTCTTTAAGGTTTAGAAGTAGTGCTACTGCTTTTTTATCAAGAACTCCAGCAACTGCATCTAATAGAACTACATGGACTTGGAGTGGATGGGTCAAACGAGGAACATTAGGTACAGAACAATTCTTATTTACAGGCGGAGACACTAATTTTAATGACTCTAATATAAGATTTAATGCTACTAATACTTTAACTTTTTTTATACCAAACGGAAGTTCGGCTACTGCAGGTGATTTAACTACGAACAGAGTATTTAGAGACCCTTCTGCGTGGTATCACATAGTGGTAGTATGGAACTCTACTTCTGCAACAGCGGCAGATAGAATGCAAATATGGATAAACGGTGTTAGAGAAACATCATTTGCTGTCAATACAAATCCTCCACAAAATCAAATTAGTTACAATATTAACGCAGCTGTAATTCATAATATTGGTAGAAAAGCAAACGGAGCTACTTCTTATTTTGATGGGTACATAGCTGAAATTAACTTCATTGATGGACAAGCATTATCAGCATCATCATTTGGCTCTACAAACTCAACCACAGGTGTATGGCAACCAGCTAAATATACAGGCACTTATGGCACTAATGGTTTTTACTTACCATTTACAGATAATACTGGCACATCAAGAAACTATCTTAACTACTCACAATTGATTGGTGGAACAGGCTGGAGTAATAATACACTAACAGCAGGAACTAATAATGTTGTAGCTCCTGATGGGTCAACTACAGCTTCTACGCTTACTGGAGCAGGAGGAGATAGTTATACCACTCAAGCATTTACTTCTGTAGCTTCAACTACATATACATTTTCAGTATGGTTAAAATCAACATCTAATATATCGGTACTTATATTAGCTGGACCACCAACATGGTCAATTACTACATGTAACTTAACTACGTCATGGCAAAGATTTTCAGTCACATTTACAGCAAATGGAACTACATCTCAAGGCATTATTGGTGGTGGTGGTTCAATTACTTCTGGAACAGTAGTTCATGCTTGGGGAGCTCAAGTTAATGATGGTAGTACAGCAACACCTTACTATTCAACAACAGCTTCAGCACAAGCATCTACATTTCTTTTAGGTAGGGACTATTCTAGTGGAGGATATAATAATTGGGTGTCCAATAATCTTTCATTAACAGCAGGTGTAACATACGATTCAATGACAGATGTACCTACATTGACAAGTCCTACTGTAGGTAATTATTGTGTATTAAATAATATAGCATTGGTAGGAACTGCTACAACAAATGGCTCAACATCAAATGCTAATTTAACTGCTACAACAGCAGCTGGTTCAGGTTCAGGTGTAGGTGCAACTATGGCAGTAAACATGCCATCTGGTAATAAATGGTATTGGGAAGTAACACTTGTTTCAGGTGTAACAGCAGCAGCTAATGCTTGCCAATTAGGTGTAGTTGAAAACTCAGCACCTGATGGATTAGCAGGAACTGTTTATGCGTATAACTCAAGCGATTCACCAACATATACTAATGGAGACACAATTAGTTTTGCTTATGATGGTGCTGCTTCAATATTATACTGTTATAAAAATAATGTTTTAGCAAAAACTGTTACAAGTGTATCTTCAAGTGCTCCATTGGTTCCTCTTATTCGTGATAATCTTTCTCCAGCATCTATTGTAGCTAATTTTAACTTTGGTCAAAGACCATTTACTTATACACCACCTGCAGGATATGTAAGACTAAACACATTTAACTTACCTACAAGCACTATTGTAAAAGGTAATACTGTGATGGATGCAACTACATATACAGGTACAGGCATTGTAAGAAGTGTAACAAATACTTCTGCATTTAAACCAGATTTTGTATGGATAAAATCTAGGTCAAGTGCAGGACCTTGGCATAATTTATATGATTCTGTTAGGGGTGTAACAAAACAATTATTTTCAAATGCAACTAATGCTGAAAATACAGACGCAAATAGTTTAACTTCTTTTAATACTAATGGTTTTAGTTTAGGTATTGATACTGGGGTTGGTAATTATGGATGGAATACAAATGCTGTTACTTATGTAGGATGGCAATGGCAAGCTGGACAAGGCACAAATACAACTAATACTTCAGGCTCTATTACATCTACTGTATCTGTAAATGCAACTGCTGGGTTTAGTATTGCTACATTTACTACACCATCTAGTGGAGGACCATGGACAATTGGTCATGGGTTAGGAGTTGCACCTAAATTAATAATTGCAAAATCAAGTTCAGCTGCATTAAGTTGGGTTGTTTACCATACTTCTACTGGTAATACAGTTTATACTTTATTAAATTCAACAGGTGCGGTATCAGGTGCTAGCAGTGCTATATGGAATAATACTTCTCCTACCTCTACTGTATTTACTATGGGAGCAACTAGCTTTTGGGGGGCAAGTGCAACTTATTTAGCTTATTGCTGGTCAGAAATAGCAGGGTTTAGTAATTTTGGTTCTTACATAGGTAATGGTAATGCAGACGGACCTTTTGTTTATACAGGATTCAGACCTAAATTTGTATTATACAAGCGTACAAATGCAGTAAGTAATTGGTTTATATTTGATTCAACAAGAAATACTACTAATCTTACTAATTTAAATTTATATCCAAATTTAGCTAATGCTGAAGCTACACAAGCTGCAACAGACCAACCATTAGATTTATTAAGTAATGGATTCAAATTAAGAGGAACAGGCGGAGATGGTAATGCTTCAGGTTCAACATACATTTATATGGCATTTGCAGAAAACCCATTTAAAAACGCTTTAGCAAGATAATAGGAAAATAATATGTTTTTATTAAACGGACAACCATTACAAGAAGGCACTGTGTTTAAAGACGCAGAGGGTAATACATATCCACCTAATTGGCTTAATCAATCTACAGAAGAACAAAAAACAGCTATAGGTATTACATGGGTAGTAGACCCAATTCGTGCTGACGATAGATTCTATTGGGATGGTGATGTAAATAATCCTAAAGATTTAGATGGTCTTAAAACACAATTTATTAAACAAATAAAATATACAGCAGGAGCATTATTATCTCAAACTGACTGGTATGTTATTCGTAAAGCTGAACGTAATATAGAAATACCTGCAGAAATAGCTTTAAAACGCACACAAATCGTCACAGAATCAAATAGATTAGAAACTGATATAAATGCTACAACTTCTGTAGAATCTCTTATAGAGGTATTAAATATACAAAACTGGGGTGAATAATGTTTGGCTTTAGTGCATTTTCCCAAACACCATTTAGCTCGTTAGCAGGTGGAGTACAGTTTGCAAATGCAAGCATTACAGCTACTGCAACCATCACAGTCACAACAAGTGGTGCATTAGTATTTGGTAGTGCAGTTATAAATGGCTTTGCAGACGTATCTGCTATAGGTACTAAAACACAGTTTGGTAGTGGTGCAATATTCGCAGAGGCTATCGTATCTGCTACTGGCGGTTCACTTGCACTAGCTTCAGCAAGTATTACAGCAACAGGTACAGTAACAGCGTTAGGTTCATTAGTTATAGGTGGCAATGCTTCTATCACAGCCAATGCTCAAGTAGAAGTAAACTACAACAGAATTAGACTAGATAGTGGTTCTATCACAGGAACTGCTACAGTATCAGCACTAGGTGGTTATGAGGTATCAGGTCATGCAGATATAGATGCCTTTGCTAATGTTACTGCAAGTCCTAATGCTACATGGGCAGGCTTTGCTTATGTAGAAGGTGTAGGAGCAGTTACTTCTAAAGGCACAATATTAGGTGAAGAGTGGGTAGATGTACCAGCAGGAACAGAAACATGGACACCAGTATCAGCAGGATCAGAAACGTGGACTGAAGTATCACCTTCTACAGATACATGGACAACAGTTACAGCAGGAACAGAAACTTGGACTGATACAACTCCAAGTAACGATATATGGTTAAGACAAGGATAAAAGATGGCAAAGACAAAAATTAGTGAATATTCAGCAACGTCTGCAGATAATACAGACATTAGCAACATTAACATTGCAGAAGGATGTTCACCTGCTAACGTAAACAATGCTATTAGAACAATAATGGCACAGTTAAAAGACCAACAAGCAGGAACATCTGGCGATAACTTTACAGTAGGTGGAAATTTATCAGTTACTGGCACTTCTACTCTTACAGGAAACGTAACTGCTCCTACACAATCATCTTCTGATAACTCTACTAAAGTTGCTACAACTGCTTTTGTAACTGATAAAGTAGGTACATTAGGCACAATGGCATCACAAAATGCTACAGCAGTTGCTATCACAGGTGGAACTATTACAGGTCTTTCGTCTCCTCTTCCTGTTGCAAGTGGCGGCACAGGGGCAACAACTTCTACTGGCTCTGGAAATAATGTTTTATCAGTAAGTCCAACATTGACTACTCCAAATTTAGGAACTCCATCTACCATTGTTTTAACTAATGCTACAGGTACAGCTAATTCACTTAATGCTGGTATAGGTGTAAACCAAACATGGCAAAATGTAGCATCAAGTCGTGCTTATAGTGTTACATATACAAATAGTACAGGTAAGCCAATTATGGTTAAAGTAGTTGGAACTGGGGCAGTAAATAATTTAGTTTTTTACATTGACGGAAATGAACTTGAGGTTGAAACTAATTTAGGGTCAGCTCAATTTGTTACAGTAGGGGGAATTGTTCCAAATGGAAGTACTTATTCTTGTGTAGGGCAAGGTGGTCTTTCTGTGTACAGATGGCATGAATTGAGATAATGAAAATATGACAACTCAACGCATACAATTTAAAGAATGGTTACCAGACCAACCTAGCATATTAGACTCTGTATCAGAAGCTAATAACGTCATTCCTTTAGCTGTAGGGTATGGTCCATTTAAGTCAGCAGTAAACTATTCAGGTGTAGCTACAGAAGATCTCACTAACTGTTTTGCCGCTAAAGTAAATGCAGATGTATCTATATTTGCAGGTGGTGCTACAAAATTATTTAAAGTATCTTCTACAGACTTAACTATGGAAGATGTGTCTAAAGCTGGTGGGTATACAGGTATTAATAGATGGCAATTTGTGCAGTTTGGTGACTATGCGTTAGCTTCTAATGGCTCTGAAAAAATACAATATTATGATGTAAACTCATCTACAGACTTTGCAGATTTAGCAGCAGCAGCTCCAGTAGCTAAATATATCACAGTAGTTCGTGACTTTGTAGTAGGTGCTAATATAGGTGCTGGTACATATCCTTCACGAGTAAACTGGTCAGATATTAATGACGCTACAGATTGGACAGCAGGCGGTGCATCACAATCAGACTTCCAAGAACTTCCTGACGGTGGTGACATTACAGGTATTACAGGTGGCGAGTTTGGTATTGTATTCCTAGAAAAAGCCATTGTTAGAATGTCATATATTGGCTCACCATTATTCTTCCAGTTTGACACTATCTCTCGTAATGTAGGCTGTATAGAAGGTGGTTCTATAGCTCAATATGGCGGTGTAACATACTTCTTATCAGATGATGGTTTTTATGCTTGTAACGGTCAAACTGTTACAGGTATCGGTTCAGAAAAGGTAGACAGATACTTTTTTAACAACGCTAACATTGGTGATATTGATTCTATTTCAGCAGCAGTAGACCCAGAACGTAACCTTGTTATTTGGAATTACACTACAGTTTCAGGTAGCAGATCATTGCTTATTTATAACTTTGAAACACAAAAATGGTGTGAAGCAGATACAGATGTAGACTATTTATCTACACTAGCTACTACAGGTACAACTTTAGATGGTTTAGATGCAGCTTATAACGTAACAGCAGGTTCTT